TTGAGTTCACCGTCAGACACACCCGTTTTGACAAAGTAAAAATTCCGTTCATCGGTGGGCTGCTTTGCGCACTGTTTGGCGACAAGGCCGGGTATTTGCCCAGGTTTCACCGAGCCATTACACGCCTCGGACACAACCCGCAAGACCTCGTAACGGATACCGCCATGTTCAAAGGCGACGATCTGCACAAGTGCTATGACACCCGTCAAGTGTTCCGGCCTGACTACCAACACGGGACGTTTACGGCGCTCTCACCCTGGCACCTGGAAGGGCGTTTTATGCCTGAACAACCTAAACACTGGTCCCAGAAGCTCGCCGCTTGGTGGAGGTCACGACACGACAAACCCAAACCATGCAACCCCATCACAAGGCCCGCGCCTGAACTGGTGCGCGTGCTCGACATGGCCCGCAAGCTGCCACCTGATGAGGCTGTCAAGCTCGTGGCCCGCTACAACAAAAAAGCAGATTCGCAACTGCGCGGGAAACAATCTGATCGATCAAGTCCGGCCCTCGCGGGATAGTGCCACCCATCACTTCAAAGCCGTGAACCCGATTGGGGGCCGTGGCAAACCTCAGAGACTGACGCGGGCGGGGTAGGCGACAACAGGCCCGGTTGATTCGTGCCATGAAAAACAGGTATTTCTATGGCGTACCTGTGAGCGTTTTTCGGAGTGGTTGAGGCTTCCGTAAGAACGGGCCTTAGGCCGTTCTGGAGGAAACGCAGACCATGGAGAAAAGAAAGCGGTTCAACCCGGTAAACAGTGCCTTGATGCATTCCACGATGTATACATTGTTTACATCTGCACTACTTTTTGCGTAAGTTGTCAAGGGCTGCAAGAGCCCTAGAACGACGAAAAAAAGCAACATCGCCGCTACGCCAGCGGCTCGCACCCCCCCCAATATTGCCCGTGCGCGGCTGCCCTCCGGCATCTTTTCGGCCAGCACCTCGGCCACTGCATCGCGGGCATTCACGCCGGCAATCTCTGCCAAAACAGGCACCCATTCAAGGGGTAGCGTTCTTTTTCCGTTCTTGATTTCGCTTATGTGCGATTGAGGAAATCCAGTTTCTTTGTGCAGCTTGTACGCTGTGCCGCACACCTTAGCTGCTTTGTCAATAAGGGTTTTTCCGTATTCCATGCTTACCGCCTTGGTAATTTATGATGAGTCCACTTACCGGCGTGGTAAGCAAACAAAAGGGCTCCAACATGATTCGCATCTCTATTGCATCCACCGCTGTCCGCAGCATGCGCGGCAACAGCAAAGTTTCCGGTAAACCTTACGACCTCGCATTTCAAGATGCCTGGTTTCACACCATCGGCAAAGATGGCGTGGCCGCTCCATACCCCCAAAAGGTCGAGATCATTCTCCCTCGCGCTGATGATGGCGCTGCGCTGTTCTATGCGGTGGGAGAGTACCAGTTGGCCCCCTCCAGTGTCTACGTAGACCGCAACGGAAAATTGTCCATCGAGCCGCACTTGGTGGCCTTGAAGCCCGCCGCTGTGGCACGCCCTGCGCAAGCCTGACAGGGGGCCACCCCATGGACTACCCCATCCCAGAAGATCCAACCCTTGTACGGTTGGAACTGCTCGGCAACCTCGCACGGGCGGCGCGTCTTGCCCTGGCTGAGTTTGAGCAAGCCGACACCGTGGAATTTCACGTGTGCGCCCATCCGGGCGGGCTCACGGTGGACACTCAATTGATCGTCAACGGCCAAGCCGTTTCTGGCTGGGGTGTGTGATGGCAAACACCCTAGCCATCGTGCACTGGCACACCACCAAGGCTTGGATTCTCGGCTCTCTTGTTGCCCCCATGGGCATTTGGTCGCGTGCCTATTCAGACAGCTCACGTGGCACCTCTGACGTTCAGCAATGGCTTCGCAACTCGGAGGCCCGAAAAGCATGAACAAGCCCGGCGCTTTCTCGCTCCTGCATGACGACTGCGACCCTGTTGCAGCTACCCTGCAGCTCAACGGCAAGCGTCGGGCCGTTCGCGCTCGTCTGTGCTCCTACGAGTCACACCGGCGCGAAGAAAGCCGCGCAGCGGCTGGGCTTGTCTCAGTATCAACAAGTTGTAGGGATGTTTCTGTCCCTGTTCAGTGGGCTTCGGACTGCATCACGATTGACAAAGCTCAGGCGCGGATCACGCGCCTGCGAAAAGGTGTCGGCGTGGGTGCCAAGGCTCTGCACAATGCTGGCCCCCTCGGGCAAAGCATGTACATGCTCACGCTGACCTATCGGGGCACCAATGCAGCCTGGAACCCTAAGCACATCAGCGACTTTCTGCACACCCTCCGCACGTGGTACTACGGCCGCACAGGAACCCGCAAACTTCGGTACACGTGGGTTGCTGAACTGCAAGAACGCGGCGTCATTCACTATCACGTAGTGGTTTGGCTTGAAAAGGGCATTCGTCCACCCTTCCCGGATCGCCCATGGCGCCACAAGGGCACCACAAAGCCGCCCATGTGGCAACACGGCATGAGCAACCGAATTCAGGCCCATGCACCCATTGCGTACCTGATGAAGTACCTCAGCAAGATCAACCAAAAAAATGTCGGGAGCTTCCCCCATGGTGCTCGAATCTTCGGCCTCGGTGGCCTTGATGACACTGGCCGCGCTTGCAAGCGTTGGGTTTTGTGGCCTTCGTATGTGCAGGGCAATTGTGCAGCGGGCGCAAACGTCAAACCTGCGCTTGGTGGCGGATACATCGACCGCGATACTGGCGAAATCTTCCTGTCTGAGTACGCACCAACGGGAGGCGGTTTTACGTCTTTCAAGCGGGTACGCAAAACTCCAAGACGACTACAACCGGATGGCCCTTTTTCTTGGGCTCCGTTATTCCTGGAAGGTCAAGCATCGTGACCACTGAGCAATTTACGAGCCTCATGGTGTTCGCCAATGCCTTTGGCGTGTGCGTCATGTTCGCGCTGGGCTATGCAGCGGGCCGCAAGCTATGAAAAAACGTCTTTTCGTCTGGGTGCTGTTCCTCGCGGCTGTGTTCGGCGTTTACAAGGCCGTGCAAGCCTTTCGCAACCCCTGGGCGGTCGATACCTCGGCCATCACTGAAAAACTCCCTGTTACCCCCATAGGCTGCTCGGAGGGCTGCGAATGACGCTCATCGTCGGCTATCTCCTTGCGGCCTGGGCTGCTGGCTATGTCCTCGGCTATCAACACCAAATGATTAAGACGCCCATCAATGCGGCCTCCTGATTCCAGCCGATCGCCTCGCGTGCGGGGCGTTCCGGTGCAATCCGTCACCGTCAACCTTTGAAAGTTCGCCATGAACAAAATCTTCAAGTTCGCTGCTCCTTCCGTCCTCGCCCTGGGTTCGGTTTCTTCGTTCGCTCAAGCCGTTGATCCTGCCACCGCTCAGGAAGCTCTCGCCAGCCTGTCTGGCACCACGACTGGCTTCGGCCCTGTGCTGTTCGGCCTCGCCGTGGCGTCGAGCGTGATCGTGATCGGTATTGCCTGGATCAAAAAAGGCCGCGGCGCTGCCAAGTAATCAGCCTCCGGCTGTTTGCTCGTGGGCATTCGGGCCGGGTGCGTCGCACCTGCGCAAGCGGGTGCAAAGTGCCCGGACTGAGTGCCTACCGTCAATCAACAGGGGCCATCGTGAATTACCCGACCATCATCCTTATCACCGCGCTGGCCGCTCTCGCAGCCTGCGCTTCGCCACCAGAGTACGACACGCACTGGCACGACTGCCGCAAAACCGGGTGCATTCAATGGTAATGCGTGCTCTTTTTCTGATGCTTGCAGCCTTTGCAACCTCTGCCAGTGCGCAAAGCACACAGACATTTGGCGAGAAAATTTGGTGGTCTTCCTCTTCTAATAGATTCGCCGCCGAAGTGTCTCGCGCAGCTGGGGTCCCACACCCTGGAATTCCATACATCAATGACCCAAATTACAACGCTGCCGGACTGCCATATAAATCTGGGGCATTCGCTCCAAATCCCGGTAGTTGGCCCTCGGCTAACATGCGCGGCAACCTTCCCGGTAACGGTCCAGTCATCGACGTAAGCGCAAAATTTAAGCCTGCCTCTGCTGGCGCGGCAATCGGTCGCTTTGCTGCGAAATTGGCCTTTCCGGTTACGGCTGGCATGGCCCTTTATGATCTTGCGCAAGACCTCGGTTTTACGTTTGCCTCCGGCAACGAAATTACCTACCAGCCGCCCCCTACGCCCTCAACTTATCGCGTGTCAGGCGGTGCCATTTCTGCAACACCACAAGCTGCCTGCGTTGCCTTCGTTCCTTACTGGCAATCCCTAAACGGGTCTTCGACCATTTCAAACCCTGTTTTGCTTCCCGGTGATATTTGTCAGGTCACACAAACCCGCAACACTTCACCGTTCACAGTCACTACCTTTTCTCTGGCTGTTTTCGTGATTGCGGGTACGCCTGGAACCCCACAACCTGCCTCAACGGATGATTTGGCCGATTTGATTGCCTCACAGTCTGGCTGGCCCTCTGATTCCCCAATTGTTGACGTGCTCAAGCAGGCGGTCGAGTCAGGCGAACACGTTGAACTGGAAACCCCTACCGTGTCCGGTCCTTCGTCCTCTCCCGGTCCTTCAAGTTCCACCACCAACACCACCAACAACACCACCTCAAATACAACAACAACCAATAATTACACTTATGAGGGTAACGAAGTTACAGTTACCCAGACCACGGTGACAAACATTACAAACAACACCACCGGTGCAACCACTACCGAGACCACACAATCACAAACGCCACCCAAGCCATCAGAAATCCAGCCACCGCCTGAGCCGTTTGAATTGCCTTGTGGCATCGCTGGGAAGCCTCCCTGTGACGTCAAAGTCGATGAAACAGGCACGGAAGTTTACGACCCTGAAAAATTCAAGCTCCCCGAAGACCTCAAAACCAAGACAGACGAACTTCTGGAAACTGTGTCAGGCGATACCGACAAAGCCGGATTGTTCGATTCCTTCCGCTCGCTCTTTACCCTGCCACCGTTGCGAGAGTGCGAGGCCATTCAGTTCCCAGAAGTGGCTGGAATGGCTGTCCCTTCGCTCAATCCTTGCCCTGCGACCGATTGGCTGCGGGGCATTATGGCTTTCGTCTGGGCTGTTGCTGGTCTCGCGTTCTGCTGGTCTTGTGTTGAGGAAGCCACCAAGGCATAAACCATGATCCTCTTTTCTAAACTCGTGGCCGGTCTTTTCGCCGGCGTGGCCTCATTGCTCGGCTTGATCCTGGCCCGTGATGTGGCCGTCAAGTCTGCCGCCTATGCTGCTTATATTTCGATCACTTCGGCCTTCCTTGTCGCGACATTCATTTGCATCAACTCGCTGTGGGCTATGGCCTCGGCATTTTTCAGTGGCTCCGGCGGTTGGGATTCTGTTGGGGGTGCCGCCGCTATGGGCCTTGGGATGATCGTGCCGTCCAATGCTGCTACGGTGCTCGCCTGCTGTGCTTCCGTTTGGACGGGATCACGCATCTACATGCTGCAGAAGCAAGGCATATTCTTTTTTGGCCGCTGATGCCTGACTATGCGCTGACCGGCAAAAAAGGAACCGGCAAAAGCAAAAACGCGATTCTGATCATTCGTGATCAGTACCTCGCAAAAGGTTTCAAGGTGGCAACAAACCTTGATATTTACCTATCCCCCATGTTCGGGCCTTACTCCAAGCAAACCTATGTGCGGCTGCCGGACAAGCCCACGGCGTTTGACCTGGAAGCTGCAGGCCATGGCAACCCGGATAACTACAACGAAGATTTAAACGGTGCCCTGGTCCTGGACGAGATGGGAACATGGCTCAATACCCGCACATTCGGCGACAAGGATCGTGGTGCCATGTTGGACTTTCTCGCTCACGGTCGTAAGTTCGGATGGAACGGTTATTACATCATGCAAAACGTCGCCCAGGTGGACAAACAATTGCGTGAGTCGTTTATTGAGTTCA